GCTCCTCTGTTGAGAGCTTGAATAACTGGTCCGTCATGCCAGATTGTGGCACCATCAACAAGACGGAAACCGCCAATAAGATCATCTTCATCTGTTTCGATAGTAATGTTTACACGAATAAGTTCACGTCCTAGTTGAGCACATGCTTGTTCTACTGAAAATGTCTTACCATTTCCAGAGAGTCCAGTGATAAAAGTAGGATAAAAAATCCTGCTTTGTATAATTTTTTTAAGGTCTGTGAATGGACCAAATTTGACAAATGTGTCATCTTTTTCTGGGATTAAATTCTGTTCTACAACTGGTTCTACAGCAGGAGCACTAAAAGACTTCTCAATATTCTCTACTGCTTTTGTGGTTACTTCAAGATTCCACTTTCCTTTACCAACTTTATACTTCTTTATTTTTTTAGTTACTGTTGCGTAACCTATGTCATTCATAGCACAAAATGCTTTAACATCAGCAGCAGTAAATTCAGTTCCGTATGTACCTCTCAATCCATCAACTGCTTGTTGTTCGGTCATTTTAAGTTCAAAAGTCATAATGTAGTGATTTATTTATGAATATATTATAACAATAAAAAAGGGGTCATGTGACCCCTAGTGGACAGTTTCTCAAGCGACCAACTCTATAAATTCACCAAGTATTTTCTTATTCATTTTCTTAGTCTTAAGACTCTTCACAAAAGCCCTCTTGATTTGTGCCTTTGTAGCATCTTGTTGAACCTCAAACTCATCTTCATTGGCAAGTGCATTTGAAGATAATCCAAAATAAGTATGATAACCAGATTCCTTAATAGAAACTGATTTTTCTTTTTTCCATACACTCATTGCTTTATCACTTACTTCACCATTGGTATAACGACGAATAAATTCTCCACCAGTTCTTGCTCCCATCAATCTTATACCGATAAAGTTTGTATCAGGTATTTCTTGACGTATATCTTTCAATAAGAGATCTGTTACATCTGCCCAATATCCAAGATTCTCACAAGAATAAGTATGTCCTGTCTTACGATTTCTTATAACACATTTACTAGAAACAACATTAGCTCCCATGTATCCACCTGTATCCCATTCTCTATGTACTTCTCTACTGTAATGTAAAGGAGCACTTTCACCATCTGTAAGAATTACACACTGTACCTTTTCAAGGTTATGCTTAGACTTAAACTGTGGAATTATTTCATGAAGACAAATAATCGCTTCATTTAATGGAGTTCCAGAAAGATGCATTCCTAATGGGACAGTATATTGCATCCAACGATTACGATCAAATGCACAAGCAATACGGAAAATACTTTTCATTTGCTCCTCTAATTCCTTACCTCTCATACCACTAGTAAAGATATTCATCATAGAGAATTGATCAGAAACAAGAGCTAAACCTTCTTTCCTTTCATATGCATATCTTGGTACTCCATCATCAGCAGGATAACTATCAGTAAAGGCATATACATCAAAGGGTATATTAACCTTTTTACAGAACCATAATAAATTATAAAGTTGCTTAATAGTATCTGTCATTACAGGAGCCATTGAACCTGACCAATCAAGAACAAATACTAATCCATGATTTTTACCATCAGGAATTATAGTAACTTTTTTAAAAAGATCTTCATTGAATTTATAGGTATGAAGATTTGCAGTATCAAGAATCCCAGTTCTAGCAGTAGTAGCACGAGCATATGCACTAGCAGATTTCCTACACTCAAATTCTTTTACAAGATAATTAACTTCCTTTTGTGCATTTCTTTTAAACTTAACATAATCTTCATCAACTTCTTCAAATATATTTTCTGTTACGGTATAAGATCTTTTTTTCCAAGATTCAATTTGATCTGCCCACTCAGCATTTATTCTTTTATGAATACTATCATTGGATATGATAATATTTTTTAAATCAACTTTTGGTAATTCAATATATCTCTTTTCACCACTATCATTCTTTAAGTTATTAAGACCTCTAAGAGCTTCTTCTAATGCACTAGCAGTTTCAATTTCTGGTTCTACAGAAGTGCCACCAGAAGCCACCCTAATATCACAATCATCATCACCAGTCCCGTCTTCCATAGAAGCATCGCTATTAGAGTTAGGAACGGTAGACTCATTATCGTTACTGTCGCTAGAAGAATTATCCCCATTGCCTGGAAGATCGGCACTAAGATTCTGCTCAATTTCGACATCTTCCTCCTTTCTCTTTCGCTCGAGCTCCTGCTTGCAGAGATTATATAACGCTTCTGCTGCGGATAAGGTGTCATCAAACGTTTCGGCATTTGCAATTAAAGTGACAATCGGTGTTTCAGAAATTGAAAAAGATATATCGATCCACGCACCAATCTTAAAGTATAGATTAACCCTATCAGCAACATTAAAAGTAGTAAGATCTTTACCATCTATTTCAAAGAAATCATTATCTGAAAGTTCATTATACCCTCTACGGAAGGTTTTGGCAATACCTCCATACTTACGCTTCATCAATTTCTCAATTCTCACATCTTCAACTATGTTTACAAATGATGGAGGAATCTGTAATGTCTTAAACCATTCTATATCAGGTGTATAAAGAGCATGTCCTACTTCATGTGCAACCAAAGCATCATATACATCATTACTTGCTTTTTCCCAATTTGGTAATGTAAGTACTCTAGTACGTACATCAAACTGAGCAGTTTCTACTGATCTATGTTCTACAATAAGATCTTCAGTAGCAAGAAGTTTTGCTAATTGAGATTTGATTTCGTGCTTTACTACTTCCATTGAATTCCTTGTGTATGTACACATTATAAGACCCCCGACGAGGATCGGAGGTCTTTAGTAGACACTTTATCAACTGTCTACGCCTTTCTCTTGCAGAACGTAATGCCTGTGGTTTAAGTTTTCGTTTCGGTGGCTTACCCGAATTGTGTTGCCAGTTAGGTGTTGTCATTACTCATCAAGCTGTGTTGACACTATACGACTAAATCCCTTAACTTTATCAAACCTTGTGACACTATTAAATTTGTCATGTAGGTCTGCTTTATGGGATATAACAAAAACATTTGCATCCTTAACAACAAATCTAATAATCTTTAAGAACTCATCAGTACCAAAACCATCAAGAGAACTATCAAATATTTCATCAAGGATAAGAAGATTGGTATTTACAGAATTTTTAACTCTAGCAACTTCTCTCCAAGTGAAGAGTAATGCTAAATCAATTCTCATTTTTTCACCTTCACTGAATGAGGAATATGAAAAATCCTCATGGATAGGTGACTTAACAGTCTCACTAAACTCTTCATCAAGAGTAAAATTAATATAAAAATCCATCAACTGTAAATATCTATTTACTTGCTGATTTATAAATGGAAGATATTTTTTAATAATCTTAGTTTTGACTCCATCATCCTTCAATAAGGAATATGCAAAATCATAATGCACAACCTCTTGTTTTATATTGGATAATTCTTCTAATGCGTTTTTAAGATTTGTTTTAAACTCTTTTAACTTCTCATGTTCAGTATTTCTGTTTGCAAGTTGGTCGGTAAATCTCTGAATTTCCGATTCCAGATCTCTGATTTGTCGCTGGCAGCCAGAGATACGAGTATTGTTTTGAGAAATGCCATTATTGAGTTTAATAATCTCCTTAGATAGTTTGTTAAACTGACGTTCTCGATCTTGTTCCAATTTAATAGTCTCTTCCAGTTCCTTAAAACCTTTCTTGAGATCCTTTGCTTTATTTTGAACGTCAGCAATTCTATTTACACGAAACTCTTCTTCTATATCCTGAGTACAAGTAGGACATACCGTATTGTCTGTGAAAAACTTATGTTCTTTGGTAATAGTAGATACTTTTTGAGTAATCTTACCTTTAAGGTTATTAAGTTTTACTAACTTTTCACCTGCTCCTGAAACCTCTTCTTGTTCCTTTATAAGATCAGATATACTAGATTCTTTAAGTTGATTATGTTCTATATGAGTATCAACTTCTATCTGTAATGTTTTTATCTTATCATTAGTAGATTCAATATTATTTCTTCCTTGATCTTCAAGTTCTTTAATAAAATCTTTTTGCATGGTAATCTTATCACCTAGATTTTCTTTTTTAAGATCTAAAGATTTAATTTTTTCTTTTTCGATACGAACTTTATCTTTAATAAGAGAATTCATTGCAGAAAATATTCTAATATCTAAAAGATCTTCAATAACTTCTCTACGAACAGTAGTACCTAATTGCATAAAAGGTACAAAGGTACTACTACCTAGAATAACAATCTGAGTAAAAGATTTATAATTTACTTTTAGAATATTTGATTCAAGAGTTTTTTGATTAACACGATCATCTGCTTCCCTATGAAGTGGATTACCATTTACTTCAATATCAAATATATTTGGTTTTATTCCTCTTCTTACAAGATACTCTCTACTATTAACATTAAATTCAATCTCAACAACACATTCTCTTTCGTTTGTTGTATTAACTAGTTGAGATTTATTAATTTTACGAAATGGTTTATTAAATAAACTAAAGGTAAGGGCATCTAACATAGTAGATTTACCCGAACCATTGGTTCCTATAATCAGGTTAGTATTATTCTGTAAGAAATCTATTTCTGTCCACTGATTACCTGTAGAAAGAAAATTCTTCCATTTAATTTTCTTGAATGTTATCATTATTTGGAGGAATCACAAAATCATTCGGTGTAATAATGGAATACTTGTAATTATACCTCATACATGTCTTAATGGCAAGCTCATCATCAACTTCTATTACTTCCATTTCTTTTTGATACTTATCATCCTCATTTAACATTAATACATATCTTTCAGCATCATCTTCACCTTGAAAAAGAAATAATACCTTATCACCAAATCTATCCTGAACTGCATATGCTCCTTCATCTTTTTTATCTTTAATTGTAAGAAGATACACTACTCTACCTCGCAGGCTTGTCTGTACAGATCTTGAAAAATACCTTTAATGATATTTTTATCATATTCAAATTCAGATTCATCAATGTAACGATTCAAAATTGAAAGAGTATTTTCCTCTTCATCAACTTCAAAATCTTCATCTCCATGAATCTCAAAATTCTCAATGATTTTTAAATCTTGGACACCTGCAGAATAAAGTTTGTCAATAAACTTATCAAAATCTTTTGGTTTAGATTTTTTACGAACAATAATTTTTACAATTTTATTTTTATATTCAGTCGCATTAAACAATTTATAATTAGTGTCTTCATAATATACATTATAAAATAATTTATAAGGATTGTTAATTGGGGTATGGGTGAGGGTGTCCGTATCAAAGATATGAAATCCTCTAGTATCATTCACATCATTCCAAAACATCTCATATGGATTACCCAAATAAAATATTTTTCCATTATTAGAACGAGTATGAAAATGTCCAGAAAATACTTTTTCAAATTTATCAAAGACATTAACATCCATACCATTTTCCATTTTATGGCCACGAGTTGCAGTGAATCCATTAAGTTCTAAATGACCCATTGCAACTTTGGATTTTGATTTACCAATCTTATCCATTGTCTCTTGATAGTTTTCACTACAGATCCAAGGAAGCATTAATACTTTTAACTTATCAACCTTAATTTCAGTTGCTTTAGAATATAATTTTATATTTGGATAATCTTTTAATAATAACTCTGGAGAATTTACAAAGTTAGTATTTTTATAATAACAATCATGATTACCTACAATAGCATATACCTTGTATTTCTTTAATGGTTCAAATACAACTCTCTTAGACCATTCAAGACTTTGTAAATCGATAGATTTACGACTATCAAATATATCACCCATATGAATGATAGTATCTATACCATGCTCTTCTAAAGACGGAAAGAAGACATTTTTATAGAACAACTCAAAATAATCATGTATATGCTTAGATCCTTTTCTAGCACCATAATGAGTATCGGTTATGATTGCTACTTTCATCTATTGGAAGTCTTATATTGAATATTATCTTTAATAGTATTATAATCTGAGCTACTACCAGTGAGTGCTCCTTCATCGACATTCATAACTTCATCAAATCCTGTCCTTTCAATTATCTTAGTTTTAATATCCAACTGCTTCTTTTCCTTCTGTATCCTTCTGAGAAAGGCATAATGAATAATCTGAGTAAAGTATGCAAATGGATTCCTAGACTTCTCTGGATCGAAATTATGGATGTATTGTACACAATTCTCTATACCATCAGAGATCATATCATCTCTAAACATATAATTCACAAAGTTTGGTTTGTATGATAGGTGTGTAGCAATCTTTAAAAAACACTCACCAAGATAATTTGTAATACGAGGTTTAGGTAGGTCATTCTCTTTTGCGTGAGCAACCTTTTCCCTATAAACAATTAGTGCTTCTAATAGTTGTTTGTTATTTACGTAGTGTTCTGATTTCTTTTTAGGCATAGCATTTTTGTTCCCGTCTTAACATATAGGTATTATAACATATTTCTGATACTTGACAAGTTCCATTTATACAAGTAGAATACCTTTGTTAGGGTTGAAGGGGAACGATTAGCTTTCTTTATTAATATTATATAATTTTTCAAATAATTCTCTAGCTTGTTGAACTGTAGAAATATATCCCATATCTTCTGATGGTTGTACCTGTCCATTAATATTTTGTTGAAAATCTATTGTATCATCTTTTTCATCTGATAAAAACTTTTGATATACAGCAAGAGTTCTTTGGTCAGATACTTCTGTCATGGTAATAATTTTATCATTACGTAAAATAAACATATCATCATTAGCTAATTCTATCCAGGGTCTTACTTTAATAAAAGATCCGTGAGTAGAATTAATCATTTTCATCACAACTGGATTATGAATAATAACAACAGGCTCATCATTACCTTCATCTATACACACAGATGTTAATATTTCTTCTCCAGAAACCAGTTTTATTATTGCGTAGAATTCTTCTCCCATTAGCTCTTTAGTGGTATGTTTACTATGTCATAGTTGAAATTTTCTTCGTTGTAAACTTTAATCCTTTCAATTAAATGGTTTAATGTATAATTCTTTCTAGATTTGTAACTAATATCATCAGCAATGTCATATAATGTTGCTTTAGATTTATTATCACCTTTTCTTAAAATTCTTCCGATTGATTGGAGATTTCTAATTCTAGACTTAGACGGAGAAGCAAAAATGACGTTATGAAGGTTTTTAATATTAATACCTGTGGAGAATGTTCCATAAGATGCTACAATAATCGCATTGTCTTCTCGTTCAGTTATATCACGTACCTTTTCTCTGTCTTCAGTATCAACACCACCATGTACAAAGAATACATGACGATTTTCAATGATGTTATTATTATTTATCAAATTGTAAAGAGGTTCTCCATGTTTCTCTACTCTGGCAAATAATATAAGAGTATTACCCTTTAAATCTAAAGCAAGATTTTTAATAAAGTTATTTCTACGATTGTGTCCTATAATATATTGAACTTCTTCCTCAAAGTTTTCAAATTTATTCGGTGGGTGTTTCAATAGAAGTACATTAATATCCAACGTCGCAACATGACCTTTCTTCATAAGCTCGTTTGTTTTAATAATTTTATAAGAAGGACCAAATAAACCTTCTAAAACCCACTTATGAGTTTGTGTTCCATCAAGTGTACCAGTGAATCCGTAACGATACTTAGCATTGCCCAACTTAGTCATTATAGATATAAGTGATTTCGATTTAAACTGGTGAGCCTCATCCCCCACCACAACAGAGAATCTCTCAAAATA